ACGCCTAAGCTCGTCCACTCTCCCGTCCAAACATAAACCGTGTAAGGTGCCGACGATCCAACGTTGTACATGTCGCCCTTGAGCGGGTCCGTGACAGCGTCGGTGAGTGCCTGTAGCGTCGCATATGTGCCAAGTATCCGCACAACCTGCAGGTGCGCTATCTGGTAGTTGACCTGTGCTATGAGCTGCTCCAGCGCCGTTTGAGTCATGTCGGACATAGCAATCGATAAATCGCCGCGCACATAGACCGCTTCACCGTCGAATTTAATGACCGTATCGCCCGCCTCGTCGCTTCCGACGAGCCACAGCAGCAGTTTTCCTGCACGCGCCGTAAACGCCTCTGTAACGTCCCATGCGAGCGTCATGGTGGTTCCGCTGACCGTCTTGGTCAACGTTTGCACCGCAGTCGTTCCGGCGTCCGTGTTGACCGCGCGAATCTGATAGTTCAGCGCGCTCAAATCGATATCACCATGAGCGAGCGGCATGATAAACTCTACACGGTCTGCCGCCTCTTCGCCCTGTATTAATATCCCCTTGATCGCATCGGTGTTGATTTTCTTTAACCCTAAATTTACTGACGCCTGCATATCCGTTCCTCCTTAATTGAGATTGACCCAAGTTCCATTGATTCCGGCTTTCGCCTGTATTTTCCCGCTGAATAGCCGTAGATAAACATCGGTTACGCCGGATACTGGATTCCCCACCGGATACTCTACAACGTATGTTCCGCTGTCGCGGAGTATCTTTACACGATCTCCAGCTGCAAATGGCATCATCCTGTTGACCTTAAACCGCTTGGTTGTTGCGGTCGTGCGCCCGTCAAAAATTAGCGTGACGCCGTCCGTATAGACAGCTCCAATTGTTGCGAAAACCGCTTTCTCCGGCACGGGTTCTTCGAGCGCTCGCTCGTCCTGATAACTCTGCGCTATGCTCATAAATACAACACCCTCTTTGCCCTGTGCGTCATTTTCTCGCCTGCTTTAATTGACATTGACCAGCCGGTTTCCAGAAAAACGCCCTCTAAATCGGGATGCTGGAGCACGAGCACGTCATGCACCGCGTGTACTGGATTGATCGCGGTGTAAAACTCAACCGTCTCTGTGGATAGCAGCGAATCATTTCGGAGGTTATCCGCATACTCCTGCAACGCCGCCTGCGAGGCGATGTTGTCCACTTTAAAAACCTTCGGTATGCGCTGCTTGCGGCGGATGATTGATAACGCGCTCGCAGGCGTTGTGTTTTCGCTCGTCGCGGTCATTACCGTTTGATCCGGGTTGCTCATCTGTACAATAAATACGTTTGGCGCGTCGAAGATGTCCAACTCGCTCGACACCTCCGAGTAAAGGATTGACATTGCGTCCGCTGCGTAGGTTATTGTGGCGTTTGTCGCGTTGACCTCCGCTTTTTTCGTGAGCCGTGCGGATCCTCCGAGGTCAAAATAAAGCGGATAGTAGTTGATCTCCGCCAGCAGTGCGTTGATGATGGTGAGCCGCGAAGTGCCAATATCCCAGTCCTCGCGGTCGGTGGTCAGCGTGTCCGTGTTGGCGTCGGAGATGACCCGCGTGATGCCGCTATCTACGAGCAATCCATTGATTGCGTCGATGTAGAGCGTGCCTGCTGCGATGTGGTAAGCTGTCTCAATCTTGCTGCGCTTGCAGAGCAGGCTTTGGTCATACGCCTCGATCTGCCACCATCTGGCATTATCCTTTTTGATTGTCTTGAGTGTGCCGACCACGTAATCACCAAGCGGCGTTTCCACGTCATCGATCACGACGCATGGGCGTAGCATATCGGTCATTACGTCCATCTCGTCGTGCTCTCTCACGGTTGCCTGTAACGACATGCAGATTTCCCCATCCGCCGTACAGGATAACGCAGGAGGCTCGGTGTAAACCAAGCCTCCAAATCGTACGCCATTGCGGATGATGTCTATTTTGCTCGCGATCACACGCGCCGATTGTTTATTCATAGGCCACCGCCTCCTGATAGTCTGTGGCGGTTATGGTGCACGTGTATTGGGTATAAAACCGATCCGTTTCGGATGACGCCCCCGTCAATAGTCCAATGATGCTGCGACCAAGCTTGTGTTTATAGCAGACGATCCGCCCGAATAGCGGTTCGAATGCGGTTGCCTCATCCTGCGTCTTAAACGCGACGACAAACGTCAACGTCTTATCCTCAAACACGCTGATTTCGGCGACCGGTAATGCGCGCCCTTCATAATGCACCAAAACCGCTGTACGCTGACGCGACTCCTCTATGGATGTGTACCGTTCCCGCGAGCAGTTGATATTCTGCCAGCTGATTACATCAACCGGCGAAATGAT